GCAGTTTATATTTAATAGTTATGTCACGGCTTCCTAATTTAGCACTCTCTATCAGTGTTCCATCGGCTCCAGTAACATTTAATTCGTTGATTTGATATGGCGTTAGTTCTCTGCCTACTACTTGAAGTGTTTGATAGTCTGAAATAAGTTCCTCTAAACAAAGAAATTTGCCATCAATATTTAATGACATAGCCTCAGAAGGTAGTCTTTCTAAATAATTGGGTATCCCCATTTCATCCCAAGAGTGGAAGTTATACATTTATAAAAACCTCCCAAGAGAAATATTAATATCTTGTTGATGAGTAATATCGCTAACTAAAGCATTAAATGCATGGCCGTTAATATTTAATGTTAAATTCAAGGGCTGTTTATTTGGATTCGTAATGACATTTACAGTATGTTCAAGACCTGAATTCCCAAATTGAGGAACATTTACATCGAAATTTAGACTTTGCTCTTGAACACTGCTTGTTAAGTTATTTAATAAATTCCGCATGGCAGTTGAAGCAACACTTGCGTTTTGATCAATCCCAGCAGCTACACCAGTTGCTAAATATTTACCAATTTCATCTTGCATAAGTTGTGATGGCGAATGTATTTTGGCAACACGTTTAGCTTCAGCATTGACACGATTTACCAAATTCCGCATGGCAGCTACTGCTGAATGAGCATTGCCATAAATACCGTTAGCAACCCCAAGAGCCATATTCGAACCTACACTGTAAAATGACACACTGGATGCGCCACTTTTTGCAGATTGGGCTAAGGATTGGCCAGCTGAATGAGATTCACTTCTCTTTGATCTAATTCCGTCATTATAAGTAGATCCATTAGTCTTCCCAGCTTTGGTATATTCACCCTTAGCGTTCATGGCACCTTTAGCTCCGGATTTAGCAAGTTCTTTTCCTGTCGAGTGAGTCATTTGATTATTTACTTTAATGGCTTTTTGGTAATTTTTTGAATGCTTATCTCCTGCTTTACCATGTCCAGCTTTGGCATTGGCCCCTTTGCTAGATTCGTCAGCTAAATACTTGCCTGCGCCTTTAAAATCACCATTTTTCAAAGCATTAATAAAAGAATTTTTGCCCGCGTCACCTTTAATAAACATAGAATTTGGAAGGCTTTGTAAGCCCTGAATAGTATTATTATTCATAACTTGGGCGGCTTCTTTAGCAGTAAATTTCCCATCTGAAAGTGCTTGTACTAAACCATTGACTCCTTGAATTCCACTACGTTGAAGTGTGAAGGCAAAAGCTTTCATTTGTTGACTAGTACTTTTATTCATGGATACAAATGATAAAAACATTGATTGTAGTTGTTGACTGGTTAAATTATTTAATTGACTTAATCCATTAGACCAGGTTGTATAGTTCAATTTATGGCCGTTGGCAATGGTTAAGTTCATTTGCTCACCAAATGTTTTTTGTTTGTTTAGTAACTGCTTATTATGCTGTTCAGTTCTATCCAATTCTTGTTGTAGTTGTGCTTTAGTGGTTTGATCTTTAGCATTCGCAATTTTTTGCTTTAATTCAGCGATCTTTTGCTCGCCAACTTGAATCTGTTGTGATTCTAATTGGTAATTGGATTGAATTGTTGAAATAGTTGCTTGTTGTTGAGTTTTATTTAGTTTTTGACCATTTTTTATGCGGGCTTGTTGTGCTTGAATATAGATTTGATTTTGTTCGATTAATTTTTGCTTATATTGGTTATTTTGCTCAGTTAAAAGTTGAAATTGGTCAGCGTTCATAGCCGTTCCATCAGTAAACTTTTTTTGTTGCAATTGACGATCTAAATCTTGTGTTACCCTAAGCAATTGTTGGTTATTTTTAGTAGTAGCATCTGCTAGCTTAGCATTAGCTTCGTTTAGTAATTTCAATCGTTCGGCGCCGGATTTTTTTCCTGCTGCTGAAATTTGCTTTTGATAATCTTGTGAAGCCTTATTAACTGTTGCTTGATATTGGGTAAGAGTTTTGGATACATTATTGAGAAACTCTTTTGTTTTGTCAGAAACGCCTTGTGTGTCTATGAGATCTGATAATTTGGTTTTGGAATTATCAAAATCTTTTTTCATTTGTTTTGCAGCACCTGAAACCTGACCAATAGCAACAGTTACACCCTTTGCGCTACTTTTGGATTTATCAGCACTTTTCCCCATTTGACTAAATGAATCAATGGCAATATTTTTGGTATCAACTAATGCTGTACCAATATCCCCAATTGAATTTTTTGCTCCGTTAAATGAAGTTTGTGCTTTTTTTAGTTCAGCATCTCCCTTTTTACCTAAAGTAGCTACTTTTTCGAATACTCCGGTTACAGCATACCCGGTTGCAATAATTGCTTGAGCTACTGCTGCCAACACATCCATTGTGATTCTTAATGCTCCTGCAAGCCCTATTACGGATGCAGTAATGCTAGAAATGGCAATCATACCTATAGCACCAATAATATTTTTAAGGATTGATTTTACTGGATCTAGAGACTGGCTTATTGCATTAATTGGCCTTTGCAAGCTGTTAAACATAGTCGTTATTCCGGATATTGCTGTTTTGACCACGCCTTGAATATTTCCTATATTCTTGTTCCAAGCATAATATATTGCTCCAGCAACAGCTGCTACACCTGCTGCTATTGGTATCAAAGCACCTAATGAACTACCTAAACCGCCAGCTGCTACTGTTCCAGCAACCATTCCGGCAGTTGATCCTTTAATACCTTTCCCAATACCGCTCATGGCTTCACCATCTTTTACAGCGGTATTAGTAAGAATGGCTAATTGTTGGTCAGTAGCACCCATTGTTTTCAAAAATGAAAACATCTTAGTATTGATAGCCTCAGTAGCTCCAGTCATCGCGCCTTTTAATTGTTCAACAGCTGATCTTGGATTCAACAATGCTTCTATCATTGCTTTACTTGCTTGCTTCGACTTTGGAATAATTCCAGTAAAACTATTAGCTAAATCACTTAATTTGTTTTTAAATAATTGTGTGGCTTTTTCTGAACCAAGTTCATATCCAAAGTTAAAGACCGCTTTTGTACCACCATTTACAGCATTAATAAAGGGTTTCAATGATAATGAATTGGCTAATCCAATAAATTTTTTAAAACTCGAGCTTGTCACTGTGACGCCACGACTAACTAATGTTAAATCAGCTTGCATGGTATCCATAAATTTAAGAGTTTTGGCAGCTCCAACTCCAATCCCCTTAAAAGCTTCAATTGTTGCTAAAATTGGCAACAATGTTTTGAGTGTACGTGCTACTTGATCAATAGATGGAAGTATACCAAGAAAGGCTTTGGCCATTTTTTCGATATGCTGGATTTCTTTTTGAATTTCTCCCTGGTTTGATTGGATATATTTAGTTAGTTTATCTATGGCATCTGTGCCAGCATTTACTCCCTTGCGTAAATCATGATCAAAAACGCCCTCAATTGTAATTCCTAATGATTCTAAAGCACCGCCAAATTGTTCTATGGCACTAGCTAAATCTTTTTGCATACGAGTTGCCATTTTTTCTGCTGCGCCGTCGGAATGAACCAATGAATTAGTTAATTTTTCTAGTTTTCCTGGTTGTGAATCCAGTAAAACATTCATAGCACGTCCACCTTGAACGCCATATATTTCGGACATGTAGTACTGTTTTTGCTGATCAGTCATGCCAGCCAGTTTCCCACGTAATTCTTCAACTTGTTGAGCTAAAGGTTTCATTTTACCGGAGGAATCATAAGCACTAAAGCCAATTTGCTGCATTGCTTGTTTAGCTTCCTCACTCGGGTTTTGAACTTTGGTTAAGGCCATTGCTAAATTAGAACCTGCTTCAGTTCCCTTAATGCCCGCATTAGATAAAATGCCAATAGCCGCGCTCGTTTCCTCCAAGGATAATCCCGCTGCGTGTGCCTGAGGTGCCACCATTTTCAATGCTTGACCCATATCTTGAGCCTCGGCATTAGTATCAGCTGCAGCACGTGCGAAAACATCTGCCACATGTCCTGATTTACTTGCTTCTAGTCCAAAACCATTCATTGCAGTAGCAGCATCGTCGGCAGCTTCTGCAACATTTCCACCGGATACGGCAGCTAAATTTAAAACGCCCGGCATCGCGGCCATTATTTCTTTGGGTTTTAAACCAGCAGATGCAAGATTTTCCATTCCTTCAGCGGCTTGTTTGGCACTAAATTGAGTTTTAGCCCCTAAGTCAATAGCTTCTTTCTTGAGTCCATTAAAATCTTTGCCGGTTGCTCCGGATATAGCAGCCACTCGACTCATTTGGTGTTCAAAATCTGCGCCTGTTTTAATTGCTGCGCCACCAACACCTAATAAGGCTGTAGCTCCAACAGCCATAGCGCTCTTCATAGTTCTTGATACGATTGTTGATGAATTACCTAAAGCATCAATAGGAGAAGTGCGGGTGCTATTAACTGTGTTTAGAAAGCTTTTATAGACACCTTTTGCAGAAGTAAAAGCAGCTACATATTGACCAACATTAGCTCTTAGAATCGCTGTTGTTGTATAGTCTCCCGCCATTTGTGACCTCCTTTCTTTGTTTTTGGTGAAATTCTTGAACTCTCCGGGCAATGTTGAGTAAATCGGGATCTAATCCATCTGGGTTGTAAATTTCTTTAATGGCTTTTTCATAATCAAAAAAGTTTTGATAACTATCTCCCTCCTTTAATCCTTTAGATTGTGCATTTGCCCAAGCTCCCAAATAGATTTCGTTCATGCGATCCACTTGTTGTAATTGATAAGCAAACATTCTCGTTGAATATTCTGTTAATGTCATTTCTTCTGCTTTTTTAAGAGAATCGACCCTTAAATAGCGAAAACAATTGAGTATTATTTCTGTGTAGACTGTTGCGGAGTTTCCTTCTCTGCTGTTTCTGCTTCCTTCGTTAATTCCTGCATCTGCTGTTCGTAATTTCTGATTAAGAATTTCGTTTGACGTGCATTCTTTAATTCCTTGATAAACTTTTCGAAAAAATTTTCATACTGTTTATCTGTTTTAAAAGAATCTACCCAAACATCGAATTGATCTTCCGTTAAGTCAATTTGCGTAATAAGTGCGGCGTGCAATGCTTCATACATAGGATAGGGGTTTGGGGAATGCAATTTAGCATAAATTGACGTTACTCCGGTTCCAAATTTAATAGGCCCCGCATCTAAACTGGATTTCTTATCTAATTCCTCTACAAATCGCACGCCAAAGTGTAATTTATACGATTGATTATCAATAACAACTTCCATTTATCTGTTCTCCTTTTAAAATATTTCAATAAAAAAATAGGGATTCGAACCCTATTTTTCTTTAATTATTGCCCTTTTGCTTGTGCAGTAATATCTGCAAAAGCATATTGCACTTCGGCTTCTTGAGCCTGACTCAAAGTAACTTCGCCAGTTTGTGGTAGCTGATCAATATTCATGGTTGTTTTGATAGAAGTAAATTTGCCTACCTCAGAAGGAACTTCCCAAGACTGTAAATATCCTTGGCCATAAGTGGCATTATATTTCCCATCTTCATTCTTTTGGGAGATATCAATATCCCATACTTCTAATTTCTGAGCGAATTTTGCAGCATCCATCAACATTGAATTAACATCATCTCGGCTTGATAAAGCTTCAAGTTCTAAAGTAACTGTAGGATCTGTTGGGGCATTTACATTTCCATCTTTGGTTAGTTCACTTGAAGATTTAGATTCATATTTCCATGTGTGTTTCGTTTGCAACGCTAACTTAGCTGCGCCTTTATTTCCACGTTGTGCAAATGAGCGAAACATTAAAATTTGATTTTTGCCCTGAATTGCGTTATTCATAGGCACCTTCCTCTCATACAATAGTTCATTTTTATGTCCAAAATTGCATGCCACAAAACTTTTGTAGTTGAATTGTCTTGAATGAATTGTTTATTTACGTCTGCAAAACCTATGCTGTATATATCGGTCCAACTGATTTTTTTAAATGCTTGAATCAAACTATTACTCATATCGGTAATTAACTTACGATTGTTATGTTCACCGTAAATATGCACCGTTAAATTGGTTTCTCCAGCTAGTTCTATGGGCGATTTAAGCTCAATTGGAGTATCAAATTGTTCACCAAAGTACACAAAGGGATAAGATGCTTGAGAATCTGGCAAATAGTTAAATGTTTGATACCCCAAATTAAGACTGATTTTGAATAAAGCATCATAAATGGCTTGATTAGGATCTTTTNTCAATCTTTCACCAATCCCTCCATTTCGTTAATAAATG